CGCAGGGGAGACAATCTGTCTGTGGATATGATCACAGGCTTAGGCTACCCCACCGCACAATGGGGTGACATGATGACCGGCATGTATTGTAATAGCCGGCCAACCCAACCTATCGCTCGGACGGAGCCTAGTGTTGTAGCGCTGTATCGTGACATGGCTGACGAGCCTTGGAAGTACAGTGATGAGGATATGTTCGAGTGGCTGGAGCTGGACGAGAAGCTCCGTGCTGGACCCGAACGTGTAGCTGTGGAGGCCTACTGGGCGGACCGTGAGGCTCTCCAGCAGGCTGAGCAGGCGCGTGTGGAGGAGCGCTACCGGGCTGAAACGGATGCCCGGCGTGCGGTGATGCGGCTGATCGCACAGGAAACTGCCAAGCTGGCCATGAAGCGCTGGGTGGAGAGCGACATCAAGCGCATCGTCAAGCGGTTCAAGGGCTCTGCGACCAAGATCCAGGCTCTGGTGCGCGGCTACCAGACTCGCTGCAACAATCCTCACCTGGACTGCTGTATGTGCCTGAGCCACCGCATCAGCCCGCTGAAGACGAACGTGGGTTACATGTGCCGCGACTGCGCAGAGCTGGGTCCCTACGAGGACTTGGTGGAGGAGGACCCGTGGAACTGGCACCGTGCCGAGTACGTGGACGAGGCGCCTAACCACCAGCTCTACGTGCCCTGCGGCTGGTGCAACCAGGAGTTCTTCGACCTCTGGAACGGCGACTACTGCTCCTACGACTGCGAGTGGAAGGATCGCACGGCCTAAACACAAAGACAAAAAACAACAAAACGGAATCTGTGGAGCAATCCACTTTTTCCCTTCCCCGCAAGCCAGAATGATCAGTCTAGAGAACGCAGTCACAGATACATTGGAGGAGTTGGAGTTGGAGGAGCATGTGGAGGCTCATATCCGGGAGGTGGATCAAGATAGACTCTACCATGTAACGTTTCAAGAAAAGGCAAATGGAAATAATCGAATGGTTGTCTCGGTTGCGTATTCCACAGAAGTCGGCGACCTGATGGACGACGAGTCTTGGGAAGGGGAAATAGAAATTGACTTGGTGTCACGCGAAGGCATGGGTCGGATGACTGCGCAATTGATTCTAGAGTTACTAGCCATCACACTTGACGAAGACTACTATGATTCAGACTCTGATGATGAAGAGGAAGACTCTGATGATGAGACCGAGTCTCTACCCTCTGAACCTAGAACTCCATCGCCTAGAGCTTCTCGACCTTTGGTGGTGCCGCGGCTCCAACTACCACAACGGAACCTGCCTTGAACTCCTGACATTGATGAACTTCAGGTAACCGGCAGTGTATACAGAACATTTTTTCGCATTGGCACTTGAACTCTAAATGAGTCTTCTTCTTACAGTATTGGCACTTCATTGTAGACAGATGTCACCATTCCTTGCGCGCGGGTGGTTGCTTTTGACAAGATGCTTACAATCACACACTTCGGGTGGACAAGGAGCAGCACAAGGACTATACTTACTTGCCTTGGGACAGCCCAGGTGCTTGAATAGGGGCTCTCTGTAGATACAACCTGTATCACACATACTCATGACGCGTGGAGGAAGAGGGCAGGAACGCTGGTGACGGATAACGGACTTGATAAGCTTATTCATTCTGTGGGATACTCTACATGGTCTTCACAGAAAGGTTTCCGTTTTCTAGATAATGAAGACAGTCCGCTATAGAACGGCTGTGGATCCAGACGTCAAGTATGATCCGAAACAATTCCAGGAAGAAGTAGCCATTTATCTAGCGGATCCAGACGGTTGGGCACAATGGTATACATTTGTCTACGCATCCAAGGGTCCTGCGAAACTGATTCGTTTATCGAATCCATCCACTCTCAAACAAGAAGGGTGTAAAGATGACGCGTTATCATGTGCTGTTCTCGGTGGGGATATCATATGGTTGAATGCGAACCGCTGGTTTCACGGTTCCAAGGCATCGAAACTCCCTCTGTTGGAATACCGGCAGTATATGGTCTCCCACGAAATGGGGCATTCACTGGGACACGACCACGAAACATGTCCTGGTTCCGGACCTGCGCCTGTTATGATGCAACAGACATTAGGAATCGGAAACTGTACTCCAAATACTAAGGTGTTTAGTCGGTAACCTTCAAGATCATGACACCAGATACAATCAATGCGATAGCACCCAAGTCATGGAAGTGAATCGTTTCTTTGAACAACAGAATACCCACGATTGTGGTTGCCATAACCGATAGTCCAGACCACAACGCGTTGGTCATGGCCATGCCATTTCCGTTCATAGTTGTTCGGAGCATATACCCAACTGCTGCGTAGAACAGAACGCCCAACGCGAAAAAGGCATTGTTATCGACACTCCGTTTGAAGCAACTCATGGCTAGAGTCTCCAACATTACGATCAGCAAAACATACCAATAAATGCGTGGGATACCCATTTATTGGTATGCGTGTTTCTTTTATCAATGTGGGACTGGGTTTGTATAGCGCTTCTCGTCTTTTTCCTATCTATCGGGACGAACTTGTGTGGTCCGCAAGTGAAAGAATCTTCATCATGATCGGCGGTTCGCGTTCTCTGTTTGTTAGAAACCGAACTCGATAATGAAACCCTTCTTTGTGTATGTCATCTTCAGAACTTACCTCTACCCGCGAAATAGAGTCGACTGGATAAATGCCCAAATGATAGAGTGCAACACCTATATCCGCATCGTCGACCAAATTGTTCGCATAAGCAAAATGTTTATGTTGTACGAGAAGCCGTGCTGTATCGTCTGACATGAGAATACACGTTCCCGATACAAACGGAACTCGTTCATGGGTAAGTACAACGCCGCCGTAATAGCGAGACCTAGGGACCGTTTGTAAGAACTGTAATGTCCTTGGAAAAATCCAGACAGACGAGAGATTTGTACGAATCACAAAGTCATAGGATCTGCGCGATAGAAAGTATTCAAGTGCGAGAAGCGTCTTTCGTGTTATGTTGTAATAGGATTCGGTTCCCCTTACGAAGAGCGTATCCTTGGTAAGCGTGGGCATAAATACCATTGGACTAAACTCTATGAAATAACATTCGATATCCGGATGTGATTTCATATAGGTTCTCCAAACCTGTCTGTGCTGTTCATAAACAGGCTCTTTATGGCTTGATAACACAAGCATCAATACTTTCATTGTTTACTGCATATACATAGATGCGTCGCGCGTAACAGACTTGGCATCCATGTTGATGGGTTTAAAATACCAACTCACAACCTGCTTGACTACCTTGGGGTCAAACTCCTTACACGAGAAGACATCCAAATACATATCGTCGGTCTCCTCTACGAAATGCGCCGTGATATTCGACGTCTCAATCAACTGTACCAGCGTATATCCCTTCTTGTTTCCGCTTCCAAACATGACAACCTTTGGCTTCCCGTAGGGAACCATATCAATCTTCTTCACTAAATCGCGACTAAACGCCTCAATCAGAGGCTTGGACCGAATCGTAGCCGGCACACAACGACGCGCATTCAGCAGCAGGTGGTGACCCCAATACATCTTTGAGATTAACACACTTAGTTGCTGTAAGCCAGACCGCCCATACCACTCATGATGCGGAAGATGTTGTAATTCACCGCGTAGATGCGGAAGTTGTAAGGGAAGGACTTGCTGGGGAAGGTGCCTGCTGCACCGTCTGTCTTGCTGTCGAACACCAGGGTCGCCGTGTCAATACGAGAGAAGTTGCAGGTGCCGCTGGGCTGGTGCTCCTCGGGCTGGATGGCGAATGAATACATGTTGATAGGATTGGGACTCGTCGTCGCAATAACCGATGAATTAGAAACAAACGCTCTCGAAAAACCGCCACCCGTGTGGTGCTGGTAAGGCTGAACCTTCCAGAAGTAATCACCATACCTCTCGTCAAACCGATCCTGACCATTGAGTTGGATACGGCAGCGATTTACGATATCATCATACTGAAATGGCTGTGTGTAGTTAATAGTGGGGGACAACACCGGGTCGTTGATAGAAGCGCAATCTGTCTTACGAGCATCCTGGAATACCCACACAAGCTCCTTCACGGGGTGGTTGAGAGTCAAATCCAAACGACTGGACGAAGTTGTGATGGTTTGCTGACCAGTGTACTGTACCTGGTCAATCAGATACTCGTGGCTCTCCTGAGCAAACCGACGACGCTCGTCTACGTCCAGATACACATAGTCCAGATAGAGAGCCATGTCTTTCAACTGAGGCAGAGCAGCGGCTGCAGCTGAAACGGCGGCAGGTGTGGCGGTAGCTCCCTTTACCAAATTCACAGAATCCTCCAGCGTGATATTGAACCGAACCTCATGGTACTGAAGAGCAATCAGAGGCAGCGCCAGACCAGGGTTACGGTTGAACCAAAACTGAAGAGGAACGTATAACACTTCAGGGCGTCCGTCGCATGCCAGTGCTCCAGAACCCGCTCCAGAATATTGTCCACCAACCATACTGTCCAGCTTCAACGAAGTATCAAAGTCGGCCGTCAGTGTCTCCCACAGATACAACCACTCTCCATAATGGCGATCAATGATCTGTCCGCCAATCTCCACCTCAATCTGCTTCAACAACAGGTAACCCAGACGGCGCTGGGCTCCTCCAGTCCAATTGATAGTCGTTTGTCCTACAGTCGTATTCGGCAGCGTCACCTCCACATACGTCTTCCAAACCAGGTCAGCATTGCGATTCACCACGGCAACAACACGCTGACCATACATGGGCGAACCGGTAAAGTTCACACGCATAGCCTCCATGGCAAAGTTCGTATGACGCTTGTAGAGAACCTTCCAGAAGGTGATGTGGGGATTCCCCGTGATGTAGGCGTCCTGTGCACCATAGGCAACGAGCTGTAAGAGACCACCACCCATTTGTCTTTATACTTCGGGAGGATAAAATCTACTTCAGCAGTGTCCGCGCAGCCTCTGAATTGTATCACGGTGAATACAAATGCCTAGAACCCGGATCTCGTCCAAGTTTAATCGATGTGTGAAATCGGTGAAAAAGACTGTACGTGCTCGCAAGGGTTCCAACAAGGAGTCTGCGGCAATTGCCATTTGTACCAAGTCTGTTCTTCAGACACGTGGTCGGACGTTGAAGAGCTACTCACGCAAGAGATTGATTACCCAGAAGAAGTTTCGTGGAGGAGCGCCTCCTTCGCAGCCATCTGTTCCGCCTTCTTGCGGGTAGATCCAGATCCAAAGGCTAGTCGTGTTCCGTCTGGGTCGCAGACCACAACCGTAATCTCATTCTTCTTTGGATCATTGGATAACATCTCATAGACCGGTGTACACTTCTTCTCACGCTGGTAATACTTCTGAAACAGATCCTTGTAATTGGTGGTCTCGTTGATTGCCTCTTCGATATCTAGGTATGCCTCCATCACAGAGGTTACAAAGGTATAGACCACATGAAACCGATTTCCACAATCCGTCCATAGAGCGCCAATGAAGGCCTCAAAGATATCACCCAACTTCTTGGTGTTGTTGCGACCATTGATCGCAGCAGACTCCTCATTGTGACGGGAAATCACGTAGAATCTATCCAGTCCAATCTTCTTGGACAGTTGACCGATACATTCGTTATTCACCAATGTCTTCCGTGCGTCGGTAAGAAATCCCTGCTTCTTCTCGGGATACTTCTTACGCAGATAGGTCGCAACACAAACCCCCAAGACCGAATCGCCTTCAAACTCTAGACACTCGTAGGATTCATCTTGTAGCGGCATGACACCTTGAGGACAGGGTGCGAGTTGTGCGGCTTGTCCATCTGGAGTTGTGTATTCCAATCGTCGTACATAGGTCGTGTGAACCATAGCGGTTTGAAACACGCGTGGGTTGCTCACTCGATAGTGAGGCAGTCCATGCTTGTGTAGGATTCGGTGAATGTCCTTCTCTGCGAAGAACCTGTTTGCTGGGTTATAGGGGCAATAGAGTTCCATTCAGGTCTATGTTCTTACTCCAACGCCTTCCATTTTAATAATACTGGGGGAATGTCATACGCAGACCGGTGTAGACGGCACCGAACACGACGGCGTGGGTCACCACCTGGACGAGGTGGGACTGTCCAGGCGGCAGAGACAGGAGCACGCCAGGCGAGAGCAGCACGAACAGCACAACG